TAGCGACGTTAGGAGCTTGGCTGCGGATTGACCTTATCCATTAGCTTTTTACTATACCTCTTGTGGTTAACAAGAGCCATTTAGATATTTCTACCTAAACTTAGTACTAATGGCCTACTTTATATGCGTGTAAAACATTTTCACTTGGAGAAACCCATTCAAGATTTCTCATACGATTGTCAGATCTTATTTTATTTTTGTGATTCACTTGAGTTTTTAAAGATGGGTTATCATTTCTTAAGAAATGATCAGCAACAATTCTATGAACATATATATTCTTTTTTTTTCCATCTTTTATTACCAACGTAACATAACAGTAACCACTTATATTTTCTACAGGATTTAAAAAAGCTTTTCTTGACTTATTAAAAATTCTTCCGTCTGGAAATACATAATAAGTTTTTTCTTTGTTTGCGTAAGTTATCTCTATTGCTTCATCAAAATCTTCTGGTAGAGATTTGTCTTCAGGAATTTCATATTCCCATTTAAATCCTCCAGCTGTTTGATTCTGACCTATACATACCTTATTAATAGCATGTCGAGATAAATTTACTGATTTTCCTGCTTCTGTTACTGAGTTATGAATTTTGATAAAAATTCCATCAAGTGAATACTGGACTACTTTTTTGTCATGTGATATTTTCTTTTGGTGATGAGCTGTATTTTCATTTTGAGTTACCCATTCAAGGTTATCTACCCTATTATTATATTTATTGCAATCCATATGATTGACATATGGCTTATTTTCAGGATTAGGTATGAATGTAAGTGCTACTAAACGATGAACAGCAGATGCTGTTTTACTACCTATTTTACTTGCACTAACTAACAAATAACCATTTGAATCTTTTTTTTTTAAAAACTTTTTATTTTTTTCACTCCATACATCACCATTTCTATTCACCTTATATCCTGTGTAGCCAGGTATTTCACAAAGTGTTGAATAATTTTCTGACATTATTTTTGAGTTGAGGTGTATTTTTTTAGATAAATATGTAATAAATTTTAAATCTAAAATTTTCACCTCTTTTTTTACACGCATTGGACCCTAACTTCCCAGAAGTTATGACCACAGGTTGTTCCCGCAATTTGGGAATGTTGCCCACCACATCGTGGACTAGCCAATATTTTGTATTGACTTTTGCCGGCAAGATGTTTACCGACTCTTAAACCTCCATCCCTAGCCCTACCAACACTGGGCTGCCTTACTAATTGACTATATGGTCCGGAACTTCTACTATTTCCAGTCCATACAGGTTTTCCATCTTTTCGTACCATAAAAACATTTCCAGGAACTTCAACACAATATACAGATCCTTCGTAATCGTATAGTTCCTCTTCTTGAATATTCTGTCTCTTATGATGTCCATGATTTACTTCAGGTTGATTTTTTGACTTAATGATGCTCAATCTAAAAACATCATGATTGTTAGTTACCTCTCTTCCTCGAATAACATTTACGGTTCCTGCCTTAACGTGAACAGTCTTATTAGAAGACCATCCAGCGTGTAAGCATAACTGCATAAATTGATCCGCCAATTGAATTGAAGTTGTTGAATACCACATTCTACCGGTTTCTTTATAGATGTGACCATCTCCAAGAACCATACTCTCAATTAAAATTCTTGATTGTCTTTGACTCAATTTAAATGCCCATTCTGGTAAAAATTTATTTGGAGCTCCAACAGAGAACTGTTGCATGTAATTTGCAAGTTGAACATTATTAATTGACCACTTAAATGTTTTAGTCTTGTTCAAATGATATCCTAATTTAGGAATTACTTCATCAAGTGCTCTTTGAACTCTTGGTTTGTTAGCAGCAATAATAACGTTCTTATTATCAGATGCCCATCCCTCTGCAATCCAAATTCCAAAGAATGTTAGCCATGCATCCATATCAACATTAACTTCTTGACGATAAAGATTATTTCCATCAGTCATAGCCGGCAAGGTAAATTGATAATCAGGGACATCCCATTCAGCATCTCTTTTGTACTTAACTTGTTTTCCAAATAATTCATCAGCTCTAACAAAGTCATATTGCTGCCAAATTCTTTTTCTTCCATAAGGCTTAGAAACATACATTCGATGATTCGCAGTCACATCCAAATCAATTAATTGATTTTTGATACGGTACATTTGACCTTTATAGTCAGGATAATGGAAAACATTAATTGGCTTTTGATACACAAGTTTATTTTCTACCAAGCATGCAATTTCATCAGTAATTGTAATTTCTGGAATAGGTTTCCATCCTTTTAACGTTAAAACATCGTGATTTCCTTTTAAGCAATGGACCTTATCCTGGACCATATGTTTCAATCTATGGTAGTAATTTGGACCAATAAATATAGCAGATTGAATTTGCTCTCCAGTTTTTCCATCATAAAGAATTTCCAAACCATTTCTTTGAAATCCACACACTTTCTCCAAAACATCACCAATGTCACTTGGATTCATTCTAGTGAAAGGTGTTCCATCCATAGCTTGACCAGTTAATGAGCCAGTCTTGCCCATCACTAATTCAATCAATTGACCAATTGTCTTTCTCTTTGGAAAACTAATAGGATTAATAATAAAATCAGGAACAATTCCATTCTTAGTAAAAGGCATATCTTCTTGTGAAAAAATAATACCACAAGTACATTTGTTCGCATATCTTGGGGCAAATTTATCACCAATCTCTGGCATTCTTTCACTTCTTACTCTTACTCTTCCAAATTTAAATCCTTCTCCATCCTTGTTAATATAAACTTTATCAACTACTCCATTATCACCACTCTTGACAAATGTGCTAGCATCTCTATACTTAATATCGTCATCACTTGTAGTTTTCAATGGGATACATTTTCCAATAATAGCATCTCCTCCACTTACTCTTGTTCCCTCTTTCACAAATCCATTCTCTTCCAATTTTCCATAACTCGAACCTTCCTTCATACCAGCAGTTCGAGGAGTACCATTGGGGTTATATCTCACAGGCTTGCAAAATTTCTCCTCTTCCAAAGTACTCTGGTTCTTTTGCTCTTTTCCATCATAAGTTCTAAAATAAGATGTCACAAACATTCCTCTTTGAAATGAAGAACCATTTACTATAACACTATCTTCCTGGTTGTACCCAGTATAGCAAGCAATTGCTACAATAATGTTTTGACCATTTGGAATTTTATTGATATTGATGAAATTAGAATTGTCCGTTGTAACCAAAGCTCTTTGAGGGTAATATAAAACGTGTCCACTAGTATCAAAACGATTCTCATAAGTAGTCGCAAAAATACCAATCGCCTGTTTTGCTTGAGCACAATAGTAATTAACACGGGGACCTTGCTGGTGATCCACAAGAGGAGCAACGGATCCCATAATTCCAAAAATAAGATTTGGGCTAATCTCACAATGGGTGTATAAATAATACTTGTCATTTTCCTTATTGTTCTTATCCAAATCTTCCTTATATAAAGCGATCATAGCGTTGTTCTCCTCAGCAACATCCAAATATTCAACACAATAAGTTCCCTTAGTATCAGTTAATAAATCATCCCAAACTAATTCATTCTTATTCATTCTATCCAAAATAGATGCATTTAACAATAATTTATTGTCTTCGACAACTAACAATGGTCTCACTAATCTTCCACCTTCCGTGGAAACAGTAACTTCATTGCTCTCAACATTCCAGCAAATGCTTGTGTAAATATTGATCAATCCTTGTCTTCTCAATTTCTTCATCTCTTTGAATAATTCACTGGGATTTTCATAAACACCAATCCAATCTCCATTAACAAAAACTTTTGCTTTTCCATAAATCATTTGTGCAGAGATATCTTCCAATTTTTCTACTCCAAAATTATCCAAATATTTTCTAACTGGTTCACTGCTACTCGCAACAGTAACAACCGTCATCAATGCTAAATTCTTAACAATACCAATAGGTGCTCCTTCTGGAGTTTCTCCAGCACAAATTCTTCCCCATTGTGTGCTATGAAGCAAACGAGGTTGTACAGTTTTCAAAGTCTTGTTCATAGGTGCTTGCACTTTTCTCAAATCAGACAAAAAACTCAAATAGCTCAATCTATTTAACATACGAGCAATGCCTTTTTTGTTATCCTTGCTTTGTAATCCCCAGTTTCCTGTTGAAAGACCATATTTCATTCCACTCTCAATCTCACTTTTCTTAATTTTTCTTCCAAGTGTTGAAGCCAAATCACCAAATTTATGTCTTTGTAATTCCTGTCTGCATTTGTTTTCAACATCTCTCATCATCTTCTTGAAATAATTTCTAAACAAGTACGCCATTGATTCTCCAGTGGTTTCCACTCTCTTATTCAAGAAAGAATCTCTATCAGCATAATCATCATTCAAGAAGCTGTTTAATAATTTATAAGTCATATATCCCAAGAAGTAAGCCTTTTTCAAAGGATTTCTTCCCAAGTGAGGTAAAAATTCCTCAATAATTGTATTTCTCGTTTGCCACAATTTGTATGATGAACTTTGAAAAGTTGATGGCTTAATTCCACTTTGTAAGATAATATACTTGCTGCAATATTCCAAGGCAGTTTGTTCATCTCTAATAGGAGATGCCTCATCAATTGAAGGTCTAATCAAATCCAAATATGGAGCAACCTCTGAATCACTTAAACTGTATAATATGGATTCAACAATTTGTTTATCAGATACAACTCCTAAGGCACGAAAAACTACGAATAATGGTAATTCTTGACGCATTCCTTGAATTTTAACCTTAATTGTTCTTCCAATCGTCCCCTCTTTGGCAGTTAATTTAACCTCTGCATTTTTGACATTGAATGGATTGCTTTCACTTACACTGCGAATTTCACATTTGTGAGAAAATTTGCTTTGCCCCTTGCCTTGCTGGAAACAATAAACCATATTCTCTGCTTGCCTCTCTTGAGCAACAACAACTTTCTCTTGACCATTCACAATGAAATATCCACCATAATCATATTTGTCTTCTCCCATTTCAGATAATGTTTTATTTGATACTTCATCGAGAACACAGTATTTTGATTGAAGCATAAGAGGAATTTTTCCAATGGGATGTCCAAGAAGAGGAGTAAATTCAGTTTGTTCAACTTGACCATTCGGTAAATTTTTAACCATCATGTGATGAATATCAACTTTCATCGTAAGACTATATGTCAATTTTTGAAGACGTGCATCATTTGGAAACATTTGTCTTAAAATACTTTGATCATCTTGAACAATTGGTTTTGAAATGTAAATTTTTCCAAATTTGATTTGATATTCGTATTTATTCTTTCCCAACTCTTTGTCATAATCCGCGTAAATAATATTTTTTGAATTAGAGTTGTATTCATCCAAAATCTCATATAACTTATTCTCAATAAAATTATCAAATCCATCAATTTGGTGCTTGACTAGTTTTTTTTGGTCAAGAAAATAAGAATTCACAATAATTTTGCCGTATTCATCAGCGTTTTGTATTTGTGAAACGAGACTAGTACTCATTATAATATACTTAGATAATCCTTTTTAAGTATAATGTTTTTAAATTTCAATTTTTTCAAGATTTTAGGTGAAAATTTCACCTTAATTTTCACCTTTTTTTAGTACCAGAAACTAAACAACTAAAACTACTTAAAAGAAATAAAAAATATTATATAATAACTATGAGTAATTCCAATAAAGATTCCACTAAAAGGAATCGTGATACAGAGAAAAGTGTTGTTAGTTCAAAAACATCGAGAAATGGACCAAATGATTCTACAAGAAGAGATAAATTTACGAAAACTACTAGTGGAGGAGGTGGAAATGATGATGGAAGTGACGAAGAATTTGTAGATTTTATTGTCGGTTCTTATCATAACAAACAAAGAGAGCGTTCGAGATGGGACCAATTACCAGATGATGGAACCTGGGAAAAGGTGAAAATTAATAAGAAGATTGAAGATATTGATGATCTAATTGAATTAGGTAAAATGTACAAGCCAGAAGAAAAGAAGAAGTATAATATTGATATGATTGGATTAAATAAATTAATTGAACCTTTAACTGATTTAAAGAGGATGATTGGAATGCCTAAATTGAAGAAAGCGATATTGGATCAAATTATTTATTTTTTGCAGGATTTTGAAGAGAAGAACGTTCATATGATGCACACAATTATTGAAGGACCGCCTGGATCAGGAAAAACAGAAGTAGCTAAAATTCTTGCTAAAATTTACGCTAGATTGGGTTTTTTAAAGAAAGATAAAGTATCTTCTGTGAGAAGAAGTGATTTGATTGGACAATATTTAGGTCAAACTGCGATTAAAACTCAAAAGGCAATTGATGGAGCAAAAGGTGGCGTATTATTGATTGATGAAGCTTATTCATTGGGAAATCCTGAAGGAAGAGATAGTTATAGTAAGGAATGTATTGATACTATTAATCAAAATTTGAGTGAAGGAAAAGGAGATTTTATTTGCATTATTGTTGGATATAAGAAAGCCTTGAAGGAGAGCTTTTTCTCTTACAATGCTGGATTGGAAAGGCGTTTCCCTTTTAGATATACTATTGATGAATATAATCATAGTGATTTAATGAATATCTTTAAGAAATTAATGGAGGATTACAAGTGGGATTTGAAAGCAGAAGAGAAGAAATTGGATAAATTTTTTGAGGATAATAGAAAAATATTTGAGTTTAATGGAGGTGATTTAGAAACTTTGATCCAATGTTCAAAGATTGCACATTCAAGAAGAGTTTTTACATTGGATGAAGATGAGAAAAAGAAGATAACAATTGACGATTTGAATGCTGGATTAAAGACGATGATGGAGAATGAAGAAGTAGCTAATAGGAAAAATAAGAATGAGATAGATTTGATTAGTCATTTATATAACTAAATTATATTTCTTATTTATTATTATATGAACAATATAACAATAAAAATACTAAAAGAAAATAAAACCATTGCTGAGAATTATATACAAGAAATTCCAATCGATTTAAAAAAATTCAAGGCAGGAGAAGATTTTGATATTTATGTTCCAAAAGAAAAGAAAATTATGAATAACTTTATTCCAAATAAAATGTACAATATTAACATAATAAATTATTATTTTTATTTGGTAAAATTAATTCGATCAGGATTATTCAATAAAGATTTTGATGTTTCCAATCAAGATGAAATTAAATATTTATTGCTTTTTTTGAATTATTTCTGGGTGAATGTTGTAAGTGAGAGATATAGTTGGCTTTCAAAGAAATATCCTGGGGTTCCAATCAATCCAAATTATAGAAATTTTGTAGTTAACGTGATTGAAATGAAAGAAGCGTATAATTCTTTTAAAAATATGGGATTTTATTATGACCAGGATGCGTCCAATATTAACAGCAAGAAACCATATTTTTTCATTGATGTTGAACAAAAAGTTTCCAATACTAAACCAAGTAATGTAAAAAAAACTCCTTTATTAAAATTCACATTAATAACATCAACGAAGTTTGAAAAATATTTAGTAAAGAGGGTTGCTGTTATAATGAATCAAATTAATAATATATTATTAAAAATTCCAATGGAAAAAAAAGTATTTGATTTCATTACTCCAAATAAATTTAATGAAGAAGCGAAAAAAATACCAAATGGTATTTTAAATACTAATGCCGATAAAAGATTGAGTGATTTAGTTGATAAAGCCATTCATCCTAAAATGACAGCACAAGATGAGGATAGAATAATCCAATTTTGGGATGAAAGAGAAAAACATTTCGGAATCTATCGTACACTTTTATTTGCGAGTGATGAAGCAATGAAAAATAAAACAAAGGAGAATTTGGATTTAATTGTAAAAGATGCAGATAATTTTTTTAATGAAAGATTGGATGGTGATTTGAAAGATTTTGATAAAAAAATATTTTACGATTTCTATTCAAATAGGTCATTGGGTGATAAGATAAAACAAATATTAGATAGTGAACATCAAATATTTGTTATTATGAAAAAAGTCGACCTTTTAAAGAAAATAGCTAAAAAAGAAAAAGAAAGAAGAGAACAAGAACTAATTAGAAGACAAAAAAAATTATCTTATAAAGTCAAAGAATTTTTCAAGAAGAAAAAAAAATTATAAATTATCAATATCAGGATCTTCGTCACTATCAGATTCTGAGTCAGGCATATCATAATTTTTTTGAGGTGCTATCTCATCACTATCTTCTTCCTCATCGTCATCATAATATTCGAAATTACTCTCTCCACATTCTACGAATGTCGAATCAGTTAAATCTCCCATTTTAATTAATTTTCGAATATGATCCGGTAAATAATATTGTATAATATCATAGCAATCTTGTACGAAAGTTTCTCCCTCAGTATTTCTAAAATCACGAGTAGATACTAATACAATATCATTTGCTTTCATGTTGTGCCAACCTTTTAAACTACCTCTTGCTCGCCCGATAGTCTCTTCTCCAGTACCATGTAAGATCAAAGAAAATCTTCGATCTCCTAACTTCTTCTTTATTTTAGCATATAGTTGTCCATCTTTGGCTGTATCAAAAGTTGGAGCTTGGAAGCTATTTTTTTTAGCTTTTTTGAAATTTTTTCCTCCTTTCTTGTTAGTTGGCATTTCTATATGTAATTAAAAGTATTTTTTTAAATTGATTTTGTTGAAAATAATAAAAAGGAAAATAATTAATACACCTAAAAATAAAAATATTGACAAATTACTTGAATGACCTCTTGGTTTATGTAACAAAACTTGCGAAGAAACAAAATTTTCTATCATATTATCACAAGCACCATAATATTGTACATCAACTCCTGATCTATTTGCGTGACAGTCGTTCTTATATGTTTTTGAGTTTGTTCCACAAACTGGTTCATAATTCTCGGCACAACTTTTATTTTCTGACATATCCTTTGTATTTCTTGGTCCACAAATCATGTTGTCTAATGAATTTCCACTATTTGTATTGATGAAACCTTGTTGGACATTATTTAATCCATTGTAGTAATTCATATTTATTTTTTTACAATATCCATCAATGCATAATTCTTGTTTTCCACAATTGGAATTATCCTTGCAACTAACTCCTCTTTCACTATTAAATTCATATGGATCACCAGTTTGTCTTGCATTCAATTCACAATTTGTTAAATATCTATTTTTTCCATCTTTACAAAAATCTGTGTTGCAATTAAAATCATCTTCTGCTCTTGGTCGGTTATTATTTTTTACAATTGTAGAATAAGTAATATTAAAAATGTTTTTAGTTGCATCTATTAATTCTCTTTCATTTATTGGTGTACCATCTTTTTTCTTAAATATAATATATATTGCCTCGTTATTGGCTTTCCATTCAATAATTCCTGTAGCCCCAGGTGTTTCATTTAATATTTTTTTAGCGTCTTCTAATGTTGTTATAGCATCACCCTTGAAAAAATCTCCTCTTAATACAGTAGAAGAGTCGTCTGAGATTATTCTATTAGTATATTTTTTATATCCATCATTTGAATCACTACAATCACAAATATACTCCTTTGGAGTAGTAGTTCCTGGACAACATCCATTTTTACTATTTAAACAATTATCTCTTGAAGTATTATCACAGTTAACACCAGTTGTATCCATTTTCATAGTAACACCATCACTACAACATCCAAAAGTAGAGTTCTTACAATTTAACAATTTACCTATTAATCCATTTGATACTGTAGAAACTGTTCCTTGACAAGGATTAGAAGAATCATTCGCAAAATATTCCAAAATTTGTTGACAATTATTTCCCCAAGAAAAATATTTATCAATACCAGTGTTTGGACATTTACCAAATCTATTTTCCATTGGCTTTAAATATAATTCGTCACCTGTTAGAGGGGGTAAATTTAATTCAGGTAATGGTGGTATATTAACTACTTCTTCTTCTGGATCAAGAATAGAATATTTCACATTTTGTTGTCCTCCTCTTGTTAAACTATTCCATTGAAAACCAAGTACTCCTCTTCTTCCTCCACAATCTCTAGGAAAGCCAATTTGAGGATCATCATAATTACAAAATGTCCATCCATCAGTATCATTAATTAAATCAGTATAACTATAATATAATTTAAAATCTTTGTTTAAAACATTGTTGATAGAAGTCCAATTATTAAATTGATTGTATATTGAAAAATTATTTGGAATAGGAGAAATTCTTTTATAGTAAATAACTTTATATGCATTATCGCAATCCGCACATTCTCTCTTGAAAATTTTTGTTTCAGCGAATAATCTATTAGTAATTTGTTCTCCCAAATTAACATTACCAAAATTACCCTTTGAATAAACAACTGTCCATTTTGTTTCTTTTGTTTCTTTTGCTTCTTTTGCTTCTAATCTTTTGCAAGAGTTATTTACGCATTGGAAACTAGGGGCACAATTTTGATTATCTCCTCCTCTATTACAAATACAAGTACCATCATTATTTCTTGTTTGAGAATTTAATGGGCAAACTTGCAAACAAACATTTCCATTTTGCCACCAACCATTTGGACAAGGTGGATTTGGTCTTGTCTCCCAATTTTCACTTTGGAAACCTTCAAGTAAATTAACAGCTCTACCAATTCTTGAGTTAACATTACTTCCTACTGTACCAGTCACTCTAGGTTCCTCCGCATCAATAATTCGATAATTACTTTCTTCTGCAGTACTTCCAATGGATGATCTTGTATTTCTTCCAATTCTTGAAACATTGTCTCTTAGATTTCCTACACCGCCTCTAATACTTCCGATTGTTTTATCGATTGCGTCAGGATTTACTGTCCCTGGTTTACAAATTTTAACTGTTTGAGAGGGAGCACCGGATTCCATATTATTAAAATATGATTTGTTGAGTAGATTTTTATTAGGAGATCTAACGATTGGAGATGATTTTTTAATTTTAGAATTAGTGTATTCTTTTGGTGTTATAGTATTTTTCATATTTTTTATATCATCTGTTCTATAATACTTACACTCAGCTCTTCCATCGTTTCCAATGGTATGAGAAAATCCTCCACAATCTACACTATTTTTACACCATTTTTCACATTCCTCTTTAAATTCCAATGCATTGAGTGCAGGTTTTATTTCCATCTCTGGAGTGTTAATTTGTAAATTTTTGTACTCATTAAAATCTTGAGTATATGGAAGATATGGATTAGATGGATTGGGTTCTCCATGAGGAGTTGGTAGTCCCATAAAATCCATACTGTAATTTATGATCCCATTTATTTTATTATTACATTCATCATCTCCTGGTGCACATCTTATATTAATATTATTATCAATTGTTAATTTGCTAATCAATCCATCGTCTGGTTTTTGTGGATTGCAGTGAGGTGGAAGACATATTTTTGGCGATGGGACATAAAGAGGATCAGGTTTAGATTCTTTAGGAATAATTTTATTGCCACCTCTTCCAACTATGTAGGAAGTTTCACATTTTCCAGTGTTTTCTACATATTCACAAAAATAGTCATTTTCTCTTCCTTCAGTATTGTATGTTTGGTAATAATTTTGTAAATTATCTGGTGCATCAAATCGATTTCCGACTGGTGTTGGTTTTTTAGAATATGTTTTCGTAAATTTTTTAGGTTTGACTCTAATTTCACCGGAGAACTGCTTACAAGTAGATTTTGGTTCTCCATAAACAACACTGTGACAATTATCATCAAATGCACAGGTAGATAAGCATTCCTTTTTTGATAATCCTTCTTGTCTAATTATTTTAGTTGGATTATCGCCATTTACAGGATAATAACCACTTGGTTGGGAAATAAATGCGTCTTCAATATTGCACAAGTTAGTCCCATCAAGTAGGTCATTCTTTCTATAGACATTTAAGTTTACTTCGTCTTTATTAACATCTTTTCTCTCGGTATCTGTAGAAGAATAAAGATAGCAAAAATTGGGTTGTTTATCTATTTCTAAATGTCTGCAGTCAGGATTATTTGAACAGTCAATTGCACAATTTTTTGTATCTGAAAACATCGACTTAAATGGATCACCATTTACAGCCATATTTTCTTGTGAAAAATAATTAATTAATGGATCAACTTTTGATGGATAAAGTGTTTGGTAAACATTGTTGGGATTTAGCCCTTGGCATTTTTCTTCTCTTTCACCATCATTGGGTGTTATAATTAATCTTTCTTTACAAGGAATAGATGGTATGCTATAATAATTATTAATCATTTTTATGTATTCTATAATATAAAAGAAAAATAATAAAAATAAATTCGGTATATATATTAATAATGATTAATAACGTATATGAATTAATTTTAGGTATGTACATTGCCATAATTCTATTTTTTATGGGATATTATGCATTAGGTGACTATAAAGAACAAATAATGGAGAATAAAGCTCTAAATTGGGTTTTCATGGGTTTTTTCATTATTCTTTTCTTCCTCCTTGGTTATCTTGTGCAAAATATTATATTATCATTTCAAGATGTAAAGAAGAAAGAGAGTAATACTGTATTAGTAAATACAAACTCTATGACTACCAAAACAATCTAAATTTATTTCTTTTTTTCTTTAGAATTATCTTATTATAATTATTAATGAATGAAAATATGTTACTAGGATTAATAATTATTGTTTTTATCATTTTTATTGGAATAAATAGAGGGATGGCTGGAAAACCAATGGAACTTGTAACTACAGAGGCTGGTCTTGGAAGTCTTTTAGCCGGTGCATTTTTTGGAGTTGTTAGAGAAGTTCTTCTTAAACGTCCAGCCAATTTCAAAATCACACTAATTGCCATTCTCGGTTTCTTCTTGTGGTATGTATTGACTAAAGGTTTATCAACATTATTCATTAATAGTACTACAATGAATATATCCACAAAAGAAACTGCAGGAAATGAAAGCAAGCTTGAAGCAGAAAATGAACAAAAGAGTAAAGAAATTAAGAAGGAAGCTAAACAAAAATTACCTGATATTTACAATGTATTTATTGCTGCTCTAATAATACTATTAGTTGTTATATTGATGATTTCCTTCTATGCTCAAAGAAAAGAAGGAGCTGATAAGCACATCTCTAATTTTAATATTATGGTAACCTGCATGGTAGTTTTAGCAGGGTTTTTCACATTTTTATCAAAGAAGAAATTATCAAACGAAATGAAGATTAAGATTTTATCATATACAATTGCATTCGCGATAGTCTTTTGTATTTTTGCTCCTGTTTTCGTATTTAAATCATTCTCATTTGTTTCTCTTATAATTTCCACTATGATATTCTTCGTTTGGCTCACATTAACTTTTTCATTTTCTAATTTTGCGACCCCAACTGTTAGCTATATTAAAAGATATTAAATTTCCTTTTCTCTCAATTCCATAAATTTTTCATATAATCTTTGAGTAGGAATCAAATAATTTTTGTAACTAGTTAGCAATGCCAACGATTTATTGATGGTTACATCACTAATGTCACATTTATCTACAATATCTTTCTTATCAATATTTAATTGATAAACATTTGATGCCAAAAATATTGATCCAACGGCAATTGAAATTGGAGTGTTTTTAATAACAATTCCTAATTCCTGTGCCATGTGAGAAATATAGCAAACAATATTTCTATAAATTTCACTCATGTTCAATAGATTGCAAATTCTTTTAATTTCATCCTCTGCTGAAACAGGCTTCATCTTTGCATAGAATTCTGGTTCTTTTTCAAATAATTGTTCCCTATAGAAGTTACACCCTTTGGTGAATTTCTTTTTTGAAACTAGAAAACTCTCACTTAGTTTTTCCTTATCAACAGAATTTCCTCTTCCCTCTGATGCAAAATAGACACAAGCAGCCATATTGCTTTGCTTCTTTTTTCCTCTCTTATTTTCGTCTTCGCTAATTTTCTTATAGACATTTTTAGCATGTTCTTTCACAACCTCTGTGCATAAATCTTCAGCACTTGTATCAATAAATTGGAAATTTTTGAGAAGCTTGCGTTCATCATAATCCATTGTATTATACTTTTGAAAACGTCTATAATTTTGATATCCCCATCCATCAATTAATGTAGACAATGAAGCCTTCATAAAATGCTCATTTATTGGCATTCCAACTCTTGATGGATCTCCTTGACGTCTTAAATCATCACAAGATAAAGGTCTCCATTCTTGGGTACTATCATGAATTTCACCATTGCTCTTAGCACATTTAGTACATATGTATCTTCCTTCCTCGTGATCAGCGATGCATTCAAATGCTCCACAATAAATACATTTATCATTCTTTGGTAAAGCATATTTATCGTATGATTGAGTTTCACTAGATTCTTCAAAAGACTTCAAAATTTCTTGAAACTTTTTCGAATCTAGATCCCCAAATTTCTGCATTAGTCCAGGACTAACGTCACTCATCTTCGTGAATTCCATGGATAGATAAATGAAAAATCAATTTTTATTTATTAGTGAAATCTTTTTAAGTAGTTTTTTTTCTAAAATATAATTAGATGGATACAATGAATCAAACAATTACTAGAAATAAACCTTTTTTACTTTTTGTGTTCATATATTTTGGCTTCCAATTATTTGCACAAATTTGGAATAAGCATCTTGGTGCTCCTTCATCTAGAAATAGTATTCAAAATTTTGTCTCAGCATTAGTTTTAATCGCTCTAGTTATTTACTTTGGAAATCCACAATTATCTGATAGCAAATACGTCTATATTTTCATTGGAATAACTTATATTACGATTCTTCTTTATAGTTATGCTAAAAAAGGATTGGAAGAAATGAGTGAAAAAGATAAAAAATTAGGCAAAGATAGTTCCTTAAAAGTTCTCACCATCATTATCATTTTTATATATGGCACTCTTGCTATAATTTATTTAGGAACATATATGTCAAGAATGGGTACTGCCTTTGGAATGGGAGAACCCTTAAAAATCTTTGGTGTAGGAGTACTTTTAATTGGATTAACTATTGCATTTTATAAATTGAAAAATAATAAGGATGACCAGGATAATCTAGCGTTGGCTTTGTATTTATACCCATTCTTGTTTTTAACGAGGGGATTGACTGAGAGCCGTTTTATGTCATACATTTATGCTGTTTTCTTCACAACAGTAGTTGCTCTATGGGGTTTCTTTGGGGTGGAATGGTTCACTGGTAAGAAGGACTATGAGGGTGTAAATGAGAAAGTATGTAAAGCTTATTTGGGAATATCAGATGATGCAGTAATTACACCTATTTCACAAGATACTCAAACAAAGATCAATACAAGAAATATTAACTTTATTTATGTAGCTGTTGGACTTATTTTTGTAACTTTTATGTTAGCCGCTATTTTCATGTATGTTTCATTTAAAACAGTAAATCGTAGCTAAAAATTTATAAATATGAAAAATATCTATAAATTATTCATTCACTTTCTAGAGCGAGATTTTGAGCGAGATTTGGATTTGGGTCTCAATTTCTTTGCTTTTGACTTAGAGCGAAGCTTAGATTTGGATCTTCCACCGCGCTTAGTTTTTCTTACTTTTGACTTCGAGCGAGATTTCGAGCGTGATTTAGAGCGAGATCTAGCGCGAACTTTTCCACCAGTAGTTGCAGGGACGTTATTTGTTCTAAGAGTAATGTTGTTAACATTGGCAACATAAGGGTCTACATCAACACTCTCTTTAAAATTCATACGAACATTAGTATTAGTTCTAGGAGGAAGAGCACCAGTATTATTAAGCGATGCATAGGTATAACCAAGGTTTCCTAAATTTCTACTCCTATTATTTCTGTTGGTTCTTGGAGGAAGAGCTCCAGTATTATTGAGAGAAGCATATGTATAACCAAGGTTTCCTAAATTTCTACTCCTATTATTTCTGTTGGTTCTTGGAGGAAGAGCTCCAGTGTTGTTTACAGAGGCATAAACAGCAGTAGAGTTATTTCTAAAAATGTTGCTCATATAATTTATGAAATATTTTTATTCTAAATTAAAAAAATATTTTTTAAAATATGCCAATTGAAATTATAAATGGTTTATATTTGGGAAGTAAAAATGACGCATTTAATGTAGAATTTTTAAGCACAAGAAATATTGATGTAATAATTAACACTACAAACGAAGTACAATTTCTAAAAAATTCTGGTAAAATTCAATGTATTCGTGTTCCAATTAGTGATGATTTTCCTGAGAGTGACAAAGAAAAACATAATAGAGAATATTATCACCAATTGGAACAACTTTGCAAATTGTTGGATCTAAAGCTCCAACAAAATCATAATGTATTAGTTCATTGTAAACATGGAAAATATAGATCAACATGTTTAGTTATAGCTTATTTAATGTATAAGTCACGTATAAAGCTGGATACTATCTATGAAATAATGAGTACTAAATATCCTCTAGTAAAATTTAAGAGGCATATTTTTGGTCAAGCTTTAAAAATGTTTGAGAGTGATTTGGGAATTTAATTTCGAAAATAAAATCTAATAATACGTATGGGAACAACTCAATCAACTCCAAGTCAAACAAAAAAAGATGTAAAAGAAGTTGTAGATACAGTAAAAAAAGAATCGTCACAAGATAAGATATTAATTGATAAAATATTAAATAAGTCTCGTGAAATTTATCAAAAAAATAAAGAGAGTTTTTTAGACGAAAATTTTTGTAAGAAGATAGCTATTACTTATACTAAAAAATTATATGAGCTTCCAATCCAGCAAGTAAGAAATATTTATAATGAAATAGAGAGTGCCAATTATAATTTAGAAGTAAGTACAGTTGTTGATCCATTGAAAGAGGAAAAATATTTAGTTAATGAATTATCTGGAAGATTGATTGAAAGATTTAAAGATAAAAAGTTGGAGCCGACATTGCACAAAGGTATTAAAATTACATATCCTGATGTAATGTATATTCAAAATAGAGCGATAGAATTACTTGGTAATATTAATCGATTTGAACAAGAAAAGAAGCAGGATGGAGGTAAGCCTAATTATTACAACAATAATAATAATTACAATGAAAATGAAGATTACGATAATGAATTTGAAAACGAAGAAGAAGAGGAAAATTATAATGAAGAAAATTACAATAAGTATAAAAGAAGAGATGAAAATACGACAAAGATGAGTTATAGAAATAGACAACTTGCTAAACAAAAAATGTGGGAAGAAAGAGAAAGAAAGAGAAGAGGTGAAGGATTTGAAGAGAGACGCGATGATCGCCGCTTCGATGACAGACGCGACGAGAGGCGCGACAACAGACGCGACGACAGACGAGACGACAGACGAGACGATAGGCGAGACTACAGGCGCGACGACAGACAAGACGATAGGCGAGACTACAGGCGCGACGACAGGAGTGAAAATCGTCGAGACGACAGACGCGACGAGAGGCGAAGAAATAATAGAGGAGAAGAGCAAAAGACATTTACCATTGAAGAAAGCAAGAATTTTGAATCAATCTTAGGTGAATTGCCAAAGGCTCAATATAAAACTCCTGCTGTAGTAAAGGCTAAAGAAGAGCTAAACAAAATTTTGAGTGAGAAAAAGCCCAATACTAAAGTTGAAGAGGCAAATGTTAAACAAATAACTGGAAATGCAAAGCCATCTAATTTGAGAGTAAATAAATTAGAAAATGTTAGTTTTGAAAATGTTAAAGTGGAGAATATTCAAAAGAAAAACTCTAAAACAGTTAAAAATATTGAATCCAATGGAGACATACATTGTGTAGATGATAAAACTTGCAACTTAACCAAAAAAGAAATTTGTGAAAAAATTGTTTATCATTTCATAGTTAGAAATAATATTACTGCTGCAATTTTAAGCACTGTACCTTTCCCCTCAAAGGATGGTGAGTATAAGGGTAGTTTTGTTTTTGAGCGTTTGAAAAGTCTAGAGAGAGGATCATTTTGTTTACCACCATTTGAAGAAATAAAATTTCAAAATAATAAATTTGATAATGATGCTGCAAAATTAGCATACGAGAATGAAAGAATCGCAAAAATATTAAATTACATTAATATAATTGATGAGAAACAATGTGTTTCCAATGGCGGAAGATTATTACTTTTAACAAAAGAACAACTTCAAGAATTATATAAAAATGATGCATTAGGTAAGAAATATTTCGATTTTGCCATCAAAATAAATAATTTTTATCAAGAGGCTCTTAATTCACTATATAATATCCTTGATAATTTGCAGTCAAATGTAAAAATAAACACTCAAAGTTTGAATGATTTAAGTGAAGCTACTAAAAAGATAATTGATGAACTTTATTTGAAAACACAATTCAATTATTTATTAGCAGTTTTAGTAATTCTTGAATTTAAATTCGAGAAAAACAATGCTGAAAGTGAAATAAAAAATAGAAGAATGCAAAATATTATTCGAGAAGATTTTAACGTCTAACCAACAATTTTAACTGCATTAACTTGATCAGGTGTTGGAGCAGCTTTCTCTGTGAAAGCAGTTCCCATATCATTTGGTAAATTAATCATAGATTGCATAACATCTATTGAATCAGTCATTGTGTTTATAGTGTGAACAACTATACCGATAATGTCATCTACGAAAACACCTACTCTCCCACTCGTACCTCCCCTATCCCAATTTATATAACCTCCATCTTGTTTTTTATTCTTTTTATCTTTCTTTACCATTTATTTATATAAGATATAAATAAAAAAATAATTTGTAATTCATTATCTATTCATCCTTCTTACCCTTCTTCTTTCCCTTTGGCTTTTCTTCCACTGGTTCCTCCTCTACAGCTTCTTCACTTTCTTGTGATGCTGCACAAGGAACAACGAAACCAGTTTGATATCTAATTTTTCCATCCTCAATAACAGGGAATTTTGACTTAAGAAATCCAATCGACATATTATTCAAAAAATCAGCGAAATTTTGTTGTTCATCAGCATTGTCAAAAGTGAAACTCGTGGCAAAACCATCTTCTTGATCCTCAACTGCTGGCTGAAAAATTTTCATTCTATATTCTATTTTAATTAAGATTTCTTTAAGTCACTTTACAAAAATTGATTTTTTATTGAGTTATGCTACTTGACAATAAATGTTATCATTTGTGGCTAGAACTAAAATCACAAATTTGACTGATAGTCAAAATGTCGCATATGAAGCATTCCTTAAAGCCAAAAATATTTTAATAACAGGGCAAGCGGGTACAGGAAAATCACATCTAATTAAAAAGATGGTTTCACATTGCGAACGTATTCGTCGCACTTGTGCAGTTACTGCAATGACTGGAGCAGCAGCTTGTCTAATTAATGGCAAGACTATTCACTCTTGGGGAAGCCTGGGCGTTGGAGATAAAGCAGCCCCTTTTTTAGCTGATAAAATATTGAAATCCTATCCAAAGAAAATTAAGTGGCAAAGAACAAAAGTCCTAATTATTGATGAAGTTTCAATGATGAATTCCATATTTTTTGAATTGATTGAAGAAGTTGCTAGATTAGTAAGAGGGAATGATAATCCATTTGGTGGAATGCAAGTTGTTTTGTTGGGTGATTTTTACCAGTTACCTCCAGTTGGAAAAGATTGTAGTTTTTGTTTTGAAAGTAAGAGGTGGAAGGAAGTTATTAGCGAGAGTGTAATTTTACACGAGGTAATGAGACAAAAAGATCCAATCTTCCAAAAAGTTTTATCTGAAGTGAGAGTGAATAAATTAAGTGATGAGACGATTAATATAATCCAATCTAGAGTTGGAATAGAACCAGATATTTCATCCGGTATTGTTCCAACAATTCTATATTCTACTAAGAAATCAGTTGATAAAATCAACAAAGAAGAATTCAACAAATTACCAGACGAAAATGTTCTAGAATATGAAACTATTTATGAATTGGACGGTGAAAGAATTACTAAGATGAAAGATGATGATTTCGAGAGATATAAGGAAATCGTAGATAAAGAGAATAATTACGAGAAAATTCTCCAATTATCGATTGGAGCTCAAGTAATGCTATTGAAAAATATTGATCAAGACAAAGGATTAGTAAATGGTTCACGTGGTGTTGTGATTGGATTCAATTCATTGGATATTCCTTATGTAAAATTTATGAATGGAGAAGTTGAATCAATTGATCGTCATGAATATATTTTTGAATTATCCGCTGTTACAAATGTAATTGCAAAACAAATACCTCTTGCACTAGCATGGTGTTCTACTATACATAAATCACAAGGACAAAGCTTAGATTATGTCAAAATCAACATTGGACGAGAAATTTTTGAATGTGGGCAAACTTATGTTGCATTATCAAGAGCGAGAAACTTAGATGGATTGTTTATTGAAGAATTTGACCCTAGTAAAATTAGAGTTCATCCAAAAGTTGCTGAATTCTTTGGAGAATAAAATAATTATAATAAAAAAAATTGATGTATAATATTCTTATTCCTTTACTAATAAAATGCACATCAACGCTCAATTTATTTCTTGGAGAATATTCAGGCTCTTAGGTGAAATCACAAGTGTCTTGATTGGTTTTAGTGTTTTCTATTTAAGTTACGAAGAACAATTGGAAATCTCTCTACTCTATTTACTTTGTCAAATCATTGTTTGCCTTGAAATATGGATTGACATTATAGCTTTTAAGAAATATTGGAAAATATATGGCGCAATGTTTGATTACAAATCTCCAAATCTTGAAGTATGGAAATACAAACAACGTTTTTTCATTGTGAAAAGAGCTGTTAATATTTCAAGAATAATATATCAATTGAGTGTTTCAATATTTGCCCTCACGAAATTTTCACAAATTCAAAATTATTTTTTGGAGCCTTATATTTTCTATATGACTGTACAATCAACTTGCAATTTAATATATTTTATTGCATTTCAATTGAATTCCTGCGACATAATGTTAAATATGGATTCCTTCAAAAAAGAGATTAAATTCCCGATCTATATTAGAAGAAATATGAAAGCTCTGGATGATCCCTGCTGCATTTGTCTGGAAGAAGGCTTTGGAAAAGAGTGGTGTGAATTACCTTGTAAACACAAATTTCATTACAATTGTGTTGGAGAATGGATAAAATCCCATACTAATTGTCCTCTATGTCGTCAGTCTAATTATAAATATTTTTCAATCTAATTATAATTTTTTCCAATTATCCAATTTTTGATATATCGCTAAATTTTTCCTGTATCTTTTCATTTTTTTATTAATTTCATTCTCTATTTTTTGGCTATTTTCTTCGAAATCTTGCAATTTATCCTCAGATTTAAAGAAATTATCTTGCGCTTTTATTTTCAATAGTTTTTTATTTTCAATTTGCATTTTTAGCTTTAACTTGCTTAAATAATTTTGTCTCTTATCTATAAATTCCTTATCATTTATTACTTTTTCTTTGTAAATATTCCTAATTAAATCAATTTTCTCTTGATTGGATAAATTTTTAGCATCCTGTTTGCGTAATCGATTGAGAACTATTATCATTTCATCTCCTTCGATTCCAAATTGTTGCCAAAATGATTTTAATTTACTCATATAATATTATAAATATTAATTTGTTGGAGTACATCGTTTTGCCAACGAGAAAATCCAGCAAATATATTTCTCTTCATGTTCACATTATCATCAATATGTATGGCGATGCTATATACAGGTTTGAAACAATGAAATGTCCAAATATCAGTGCAAATGAATTTATTATTCAAATACTTGATTGAATAGACATAAATATTTCCTGATTTGCACCCAATATAAAAATGGGGTTTAATTTTTTCTCCACTCATACAAAGAATTTCATCCTCAATTTGGAATGAATGTATTTCATTCAAGTACTCATCCATAATAAAAATTGTATTTTTTGTACAAACAACAATATGTTTTTTCTTCATGAAGAAGCAACTTGTTGTGGAGACAATTGTATCATTGAATTCTTTTTGAAAAAGAATAGAATTGTTTGATGTGTCAATGAGTTTGATGGTTTTATCCATTTGGATGATTTTTGGTGGAGAAAGAATACTTTCTCTAATAAGACGCTTATTAGAGCAAAAGCAAGAGAATATCATTTTTATTATTGTAAAAAAGCTATATATTTTGGTATCAATTTTTTCTTGATCGAAGATCAAGAAAAAATGGTTAGATTAATCGAAACTATTTTCGATTCCGTATCAATTTTTTACTTTTTCTACGAAAAAGTAAAAAACGGTTAGATGAATCTAAACTAGTTTCGATACCGTATCAATTTTTTCTTGATCGAAGATCAAAAAATAAACCGACTTGGGGTTGCAAACTTCTTTACTCTTTGCTAGCCAATTTATTTTGAATAATGCTAATTAAAATTGCAGTAGACTTCCCATTATTTATTTCTAACTTACCTTCAATTTCAACTACACCTGCCAAAGTAAAAACAACATCATCACTTATATTGACACTATAAGAGTAATAATCCCCATAGTATTTTTCTCCATTTTCAACATAGTAAATAAAATTGGGTTTTTCTATAAAAATATCTCTATCTTTCACAGCCTCTCTTAAAGCTAAATTGGAAAATAGAAGGCTATCCAATTTATTTTTTCTCCATTGGACATTTTTTTGTATTCCATAACTTGGTAAATAACTACCGGGCTTTGCATCTTTTACATTCCATATATGAGTAAATTCATCTAAACAAACAGATCTTTTATTATCATAATCATAGCAAGCAATTGATTCCGCAGGAAGTGCAAGATCATTAACTTTCCCAAATAGAATTTCATTATATAATTCAATAAAATATCCATTAAGTGTTTGATGTACAATCGGTTTGATTCCAAAGTGGAATAAATTAGTTGTTGAAGAAGAGAAAATGGAACAATTATGAATTACTTCAAATGAAATATTACTAACACATTTTATTACTTTGTCGGTGTCCCATATTGCAATAAAAATTTTTGAATAACTGGGTTTTATCAATGTCATTTTTTCTACATTGTTTTCATCAAAAGAAAAGAACTGGAAATCTTCATAAACCATATGTTTTGTTTCTCTAGTGAAATCATAAATAAATCCTAAATCTTTTTTATCATATATTACTAACCATTTTTCCATGTAATATTATTACTTATTATAAATTGTGAAAATTTCTAATAATTAAATTATTAGAAATCTCAATTGAAATTAAATATTGAAGAAATTTACTGGCGACCAGTGTTAGCATTTAATCTTCCACGACCTCTAGGAGCCCCTCCTCTAAAAGATGGGGTTCCACGAAAAGGAACAGCACCTCGAAACTGTGGTCTCAAAACATTGGTCCTAGGACGCTGCTCTGTAGTTTGCTCACTTGGGCTGGGATGAGGGTGAGGGTGAGCAGCGCTAGTCGCAATGGGAACTGAGCCAGGGACAGGAACAGTATGAGGTCTTCTCGGATTGAATACTCTACGAGGACCTTGTGTTTGATTTGATTGGTGACTGTCCCAGCTAACAAAAATAGCACACTGGCGAGGATTGTTGGGACGACGTTGAAGATAAACCTTCAAATGGTTACCCTTTTGAGTGCCATCTCCTTCGCTGTCATCAACAACTTGTGAATTAAAAAATTCACGTAGTTTTGATACCAACATATCCTCATAAGCAACACCAGTCGGCTGCATAAGAGCCATAATATGAAGACCATTTTTTCCATTCTCGTCGCTACCAAAATAAAGCTGTGTAGCCTCAGGAACTCCTGTTTTTGACTCGTCATCTACACTTGTTTCTACAATTGTCTCAGTAGTTTGGTTTCGCGATTTGTTAGTCCAACGGTAAATTGGATAACGAAAACGTCCTTCCATTGCTGCATTCTTAATACGTTCCATCACACCATCTGTCAAAAGCTCAAAAGCCTCATCGCGGGCTTTTACATAAAGCTCCTTGCGTTCGTTTGAATTTTCGCGTCTTTTATCGAGAGCGAGTTTCCTGAGTTCGTTTCTTGAAGTCATTTCTTAAATAAATGTATGAAGTTTTTTTTAAATCAATTTTTTTCAATATTATTTTCACTAACCTTAAACCTGTAAAAAGTGTGTTCCTTGTAGGATTTATTACTTAATTTTATATCAAATCCTTTGGCATAATATTTTCTAAAATTTTCTTTTAATATTTCTATATCGCAAGTTTTTTCTTCATTGGATAAAATATAATCTGGGATAGCTCTAACAGTTACTTTATTATTTCGATTGGAAAGTAAAGATAATAAATGAGACATCATATCGTTCTCTCCTTTAACCCAATGTTTATTGTCATCATAATTAATATGAATTGGAAGAATATCCAATCTAGGAACAAATGCTCCACTTCTTAGCTTTAATAAAAAATTAGGATGACTGCAAACACCCTCCGAGAAAAAGATAATTCTCTTACCCTCGTCCAATTTATTTTTAATTTCTTTAGTTAAATCACCTCTAAAATCATCTTTTAAAAATATACATCTTTTTTCAATTATTTTTCCAAAGATTGGAATGTTGTTCATAAAATGAGATGCAATGAAAACTGCATCAGGGAATAAAAACATGCAAATCAATGGATCCATATAACTACAATGCTTACATATTATAATTTGAGACTTACTATTTTTAAAAATCTCTTTTGTTTCTTTACTTATATCCAATTTCTTAAAACCTCCCATTTGTAATTTAAATCTAGCAAACCATTTCCAAAAAAAAGTGAACATTTCCTCATTTTTACCACATATATAATACAATATAATTAAAACGATATATCCAATTATACTAACAAAAATACGTGGTAATCCAACTATTAAAAATTTGAACATTGTTTTTACACTCCAAAATCTTACTTCTTGGGAATCATATGGAGTATCTTCACTTTCTTTGGCATATAGGTCATCCATTAAAAATATAAATTTATTTTTTTTAGCTAAATAAACTTAATATTTTATAAATATCAATAACCATACCTCCAATCTGCAACAAACTTTCATTACCTTCTAAAAAATACATATTATAATTTCCAATGCATTCAATTATTCTTCTTTTAGTATTCTCATCTTTTATTTCATTACCATTTATCACTTCATTGTTTAAAGTAATACAAATATCAGAGCTTTGATATCCATCATTTTTCAAATTATTAATTATTTCAATTGCATCTTTCAAATTTTTATTCATTAATAATAAAAGAAAGTCTTTCACGAGTAATGGTGATGGTTTGTCACATAGATTAAAAATCTGTTCCTCGTTAATTTCATCATCATTATAATAATTTGCTCTAACCAATTCCAATTTATTTAACATTTCTCTTAAATCTGATTTGTTTTCAGTTAAATCAATGATGCTATTCAAAGCAGTTTCTTTTATCCTTATGTTCTCTTTTTTACAAACATCACCAAGACGATTTATTATGTCCTCCCTCTCAATCTTACCAAAATACATAATTTTGCATCTAGATTGGATACCTGTTATTATATTTTCAATATTATTACAAGTGAATAGGAATTTTGTAGTATCTTCATATTGCTCCATAATTCTTTTCAATGCCAATTGGGCGGTTGTTGTCATGTTATCACTTTCGTCTAGTATGATAAGTTTATATTTATCAGAGCAAGATTTCCTTTGGGAAAATATCTTTATTTTTGATCTTACTACCTCAATACCTCTTTCATCACTCGCATTTAATTCCATACAATAATCGCCATATAGTGGTCCTAAATATTCATAAGCAAAAGCTAAAACTGCAGATGTTTTTCCACCACCGGGCTCACCAGTTAATAAAAGATTGGGAATATTTTCAGTTTCAATAAATTTTTTAAGAAATAATATCTGATTGGTATTTCCAACAATATCGTCTAATTTGACTGGACGATATTTTTCAATGAGCGGTAAAGTTTCTTCCATTTTATTATGTTGTTAAGATGTTTTTAAGTTTTTTAGTATTTGTTCCTGGAAAACAATTTTATCATTTATTTTTTTTATTATTTCTTCATATTTCTCCTTTTTTCTAGCTTTTTGGAGCTTTAATTTGTTTAATTCCAATTTTTCATTGAGTAAAACAAGTTTATCTTCATATTTTTTTATTTCATTGAGGAAATTCCTATGTTTTTCCATAATTAGTACAATCTTATAACTATTCATTTTTGAATAATTCATATTGGGTAAAAGTCTTTCCTCGATGAATTTATCAATCAAATTTCCTTGTTCTTGTGAATTTAAAATATTGTTAGTCATTGGATTGATAAAGCATTTTCTTGTTAAAAACCAATCATATAAGGATTGTAAGGAATATGTTGTTTTTCCAAGAGTATAAGGATTTATTATTCTATTACCGTATATGGGATCAACATCATTTTCTTCCTCATTCATTACATATATTGTGATATTTTTTTTAAGTAAAAAAATTGGTTGGCTCATCTAGATATAGAATCGAAAACCTAGTTTCGATTCATCTAGCCATTTTTTCCTTTTTCGCAGAAAAAGGAAAAAATTGATGGCGCGTGGGAAACTACATTCCCACGCAAGCCAGTCATTTTTTCTTGATCTTCGATCAAGAAAAAATTGATACTAATTTTACTTGAATTAAATGTAAGTAATTAAATCAAGATGCCTACATTTTTTGGAAAGACTATCTTTAAATTCCCAAAGGGAATGCCCATACACTTTGCCATTATGCTTTGCAAGGAAGCACAGAGAATGCTCTCTGGAGTTACCGGAAAATATCGTGTTGAACATTCGAACCGAGAGGATCCAACGTCTCAACTTATTGCCCAACTTTCAGAAGTTGGTGCCGATCGTCTCAAGAGAAACCTTGAAGAACTTGTGCAATTTCATGTTTTCAAAAAACGTAACATTGCCAAGCAAGGACTTGAGTTTTTGGCTCAACAAATTATGCTCGAAAATAACTATGACGTGATGTATTCCATCTCAACTTGTGATGACAAATATACTTCACGCATCGATGTTTATGGCAATGAACACGAGGCTTTTCTCAACGATGTGGAAAAATATTGTGAAGACTACCTTTTTGATCTTCCTCAAGTTCTCACACTTATTGTGATGGGAAAGATGAAGTGCAAAATGTCAAAAGAGAAACGCGAACTTGTTCTTGTTTCCTGTGGTCCCAAAACAGTTGTCTATCCCATTGGTCGCAAGGCTGATGAATTCTACAAAGAATTTGTCGAAGTATGTGGAAATCTCATTGAGAAGGAAAAGGATTTCGAAGGCACTTCTGATGATATATTGATTGAAGCCTGTCACGAGATCAATGATATTCGCGATGTTTATTACTACATCAAAAACAGCATTGTTTATCTCAAAGGCTTCGAAGAATCAATCAACATTTTCATTGCCACAATCCCAATAATGGTTGATCGTGTTACAAAGAAAAAAGAAACTCGATCCTCTGAACCCAAACATTTAGAGAAAAAGAATCCTCAAATCAAAGATGATGAAGTCGAGGAAGTCGATGAGATGACTGAGGAAGATCTTGATGAGTTCAAGAGAACTGTTTCTTTTGGATATTAAAGATATACTGAATTCGTTAGTTTGAGATTTTAATTTTATAATGAAAAAATATGAATTATTATGTACCCCAAAATACCAAAACATTTTTTTGCAATGATTGCAAGCGCGAAGTTAATAATTTAAGATGGAAAGAAATTTCAAAATCTTTAAATAAAGGATCAGCTTATAAATGTGATGATTGTTGGGAAAAATTCGATAAACAGTTTGATAACTTTTGCATGAGCAAAGTTAAAAAAAATATTGATTAAATTCTTAAAAAATATATTTTAAAGCACAATTTATATATTCATTTTCAAGATAATTTGATAAATTATTAAACTCTTCAATGTTAATAATCTCACTTCCTTTTTTATCATGTCTAGCTACCGCATTATACTTTTCTATAGTGGGATAATTTAGGCAAGACATCAATTCAGGATTTTCTTCATAATAAATATCAATTGATCTATTACTTCTCTTATTGTTTAATATTCCATCAATAATTATTAAATTTCCTACTCTATCCAAATCAATTTCTCCATCACTCCATTTAGATGAAAAAGGGAAAATATGATCAACATTTTGTTTTCTTTTAGTAAATTCAATTGGTACTCTATTATTGTAGTATATTGAATAAAAAAATATGTAAGGATAATCAAAGTTCCTTCTAGTTTTTTTCCTTCTTTCATAAGTGGTTGGTTTATTGTACTTTTTAACAAGTTTTTCCAATACTAGTCTCATCCTTTCTTTAGTAACTTCAACTCCAAAAATTGTTGGTTCTTTGAATAATCTTATCACTTGTTGCTGAACAATAGATCCCGCACTGCCTCCAAAATATAAATCATCATATTGCTTAAAATTTGGTCTTTCCTCATCAGGTAATGAATCAATAAGGAAGTGAAAATATAAAATTTTTTTGAGAAGATTTCCTAAGATAGATACCTTATTTTTATTTCCTTCCAAGCTAGAATTAACTAATATTGTTCCAACGATAAGAATATACATTACATTTTTTGAAAATAAGGGATATTTATTACCAAATTGAGATAAATCTATAGTTTTTGGAAAGATTTTATCCATTGTTTGATTAATCATATCCAGTGAAAAGTTAACTTTACTAACAAAATTACAGACATTATCTGTAGTAAAATCAGTCGGTTTCATTTCATAGAAAATCAATGATGTCTCAAATAATTTGTGAAATAAATCAAAGTATTTCCCATCAAAATCTCTAAGAAATAAGTACTTTTTACTACAATAATTGTGATATGCTATTAAAAATTCATTTCCATTCATCCTGTAAGAAATATCCTCTGTGCTACTATAACAATCTAGAATTTCATCTAGATTCTTTACATCATAGTATTTCTTTAATTCTCCAAGTAATTCAATTTTGAATGACTTATCATGATCTAGGCTAAAATCTTTCGCTGTAATCAAAGTAGCTGCCAAAATATCTGATTTTTCTAATGGATTATTGTTTTTGTTAATACTCTCAAAAATTTTTGACAATTCTATGTCACTTGTATCTCTAAAAATAATTAAATTGACTTGTACAGCTAGATGAAAGTCGTTATTATCAATTACTTTTAAACCTCTTTGCGCAATTTCAAGATCATTTTCAATTTCTTCTTTTTTATCATTTGAGAAACTTTCCCATAGTTCAATAATTTCGCTGTTTTTTGATTCAATGATATATTTTCCCAATCTTCGAATATGCATAAAATCAGGATAATTTATATTCTCTAAAAATTGAACAAATGGACAAGATTGATTTTTCCTCAAAGTAATAAAATTTTCTCTATTAATTTGCAATGGATGATGGTAAAAATAATATATAGCATTAATCCTATTATTTCCATCAATATTCATATAAATCTCATTTCTATTTTCATCAATATATTTTGCCATTGATATGACTTCAATTGTATGACAAGTTTTGTATAAAAAATTTATGTAATCTTGATAATTTGGGGATTTCCCATTATTCAATATTTGCCATTTCTTTTTCCTTTGGCATTGTGGTTTTAAGACCCTTTTACTTTTGATATATTGGACTAATTTATCAACTGTCCACTGAGTAGATTCTGGTATCATTTAGATAACAATTATCCATTATTATTTAAATTCAATTTTTTTCAAATATTTAAAAACATTTTCATTATTTATCCAATAATGAAAACTTTAGTTGAAAAATATAGACCCAATTCAATAAATGAGGTATTCCTAGAGGAGAAAAACCAAATATGTATTAATCATTTTATTGAAAAAAGGAATTTTCCAAATTTACTATTTTATGGTCCATCAGGTACTGGAAAAACATCAACTATAATTGCAATGGCAAAAGAAATATATAAAGAGAAATATAATTTAATGGTTTTGGAACTCAATGCTAGTGATAATAGGAATATTCAAGTTGTTCGAAAAATAATTAAAGAATTTGCTAGTTGTAGAACCTTATTTAATACTGGATATAAGCTTATTATTTTGGACGAAGTCGACAGTATGACAAATGACGCCCAATTTTGTTTAAGGAGAATTATGGAGACATATTGCGAGAATGTTAGATTTTGTTTTATTTGCAATTTCGTTGGAAAAATTATTCCAGCAATCCAATCTAGATGTTCCAAATTTAAGTTTTCCAATTTAAAAAATGAGCAAATATCCAGTAGATTGGATTCAATAATGAGTGAGGAAAATATTGTAGTAAATCCTAAGATTTTAGATGTTATTATGAATTATAGCAATGGGGATATGAGAAAAATATTAAATTACATCCAATTGTTTAAGTTTCATAAATGTTTGGATAATGCTGATGATTATTTTTCTTTGCTTCGAATCCCAAATATAGAATATATTGAAAATTTCTACAATAAAATCAAAGAATTGAAGCAACCAAAATTAAAAGAAAAAATAGATGAATTACAAATTATTTTCGAAAATGGACTAAAAAAAGGATATTATGATCTGGAAACTTTTTGCCAATCATTTTATAAAATATTAATTAAAAATTATGATCAAATGGATGAAAAATTATTTATGAATTTGGTAGAAAGACTATGTGTTATTGATAAAAATCCAGAGAAAATAAATAATTATACTGCAGTTATTGACAATTTGGCTTATAATATTTGTGCGTAAAATAAATGTATTAAAGTTATTCAAATATAATAATAATAAATGATTGTAGATATTTATGCAGAAAAAAAGAAACGAGGAAGAAAAAAGAAAATAATCGAAATTCCTAAAGAAATACCAAAGAAAGAAGAAAATATTTTTAATAATTCAATAATGACTACGAGAGAAAAAATGAGAATGGAAAAATATGGAATTATTGGTTATGAATCGGTTGTTGATATTTTTATGAATATTTGTGCTTGTAAGAATCTACCCAATTTAACAGTTTATGGTGTAAGTGGTTCTGGCAAAACATATTTGGTTAACTGGCTACTTGCTAAGTTATTCAAAACCCATTTTAAAGAGAGAGTTTTATTTATGAGTTTGAATGATGAACGTGGAATTTCAACAATGAGAGATAAGATAAAAGCTTTTTCAAATATACAGGTAAAAGAAAGCAATGAAATACCCAATTTTAAAGTAATTGTTTTTGATCAAGCGGAATATATTTCATTAGATGCTCAAAATGCTTTAAGAAGAATTATTGAATTATCAAATAATATTTCCAGATTTATCTTTTTAACAAGAAATACTAGATGTATTATTGATCCAATATTATCTAGATGTTTGCAATTGAATTTAAATACTAATGCTCAAACTATTCGAATTGAAAAATACAACAATTTTTTTCCAAAGATAGGAAAAGATAAGATAAAAATGATTTGTGACATGTATGGTAATTTTGGACGAGAGATTACATTATTAGAAACATTGTCAAATTTGAACGATAAAGAAATAGATAAATTTGATATTTGGGAAAAAGTTGTAAGTGATGAAGATTGTGAAGAATTGATTCGAATTTATAAAAATAGGGGGGCAACAATGAATGATTATGTGAATTTTATTGCTGATAGAATGAAAGATGTAAATGTTATTTTATCCCTAAAAAAAATTTATAGCAAACTAAGGGAAAAATCATCAAATATACAAGAAATAAGCAAATTATTTTTGAATTTTGAATTAAGTTCCAATTTAGAAGCGAGTGATAACATATTTTTGCTTCACTTGTTGAGAAATTGTTCACTTGAAAAAAATGAATAATAAAACATTTGTATTAACTATATTACAA